AGTGACATGCTCATAGCCAACCGTGTCAAGGACTTCACGCAGTCATGGTGGAACTCTAAGACCTACAGGCCAGACGGTATCATCGCAGGTACAGACACGTGGGACAACCTCGTGGAAAAGAGGAAAGTCAAGTCCATCCCGTATCCATGGGAAGGCTTGAATACCCTCACGAGGGGCCACAGGCCTTACGAACTTGTGACCATCACCAGTGGCTCAGGCATGGGTAAGTCTCAGTTCATCCGCGAGATTGAGTACGACTTGCTCAAGCGGTGCGAAGGCAACATCGGTGTTCTAGCGTTGGAAGAGGACGTGTCAAGGACTACTTTGGGCATCATGTCCGTAGCAGCCAACCGGCCTCTACACTTGGAAGAGGACACACCCGTGGCTGGCTTGAGACCCTTCTGGGAAGCCACTATGGGCACCGGGCGGTACTACCTGTTCGACCACTGGGGTTCTACTTCTGCTGACAACCTCTTGGCACGTGTTAGGTACATGGCTAAGGCCTTGGACTGCAAGTTTATAGTCCTAGACCACCTGTCCATCGTGGTGTCAAGTCAGGAGTCAGGTGACGAACGTAAGGCCATCGACGAGATAATGACGAAGCTCAGGACTCTCGTGGCTGAAACCGGAGTATGCCTGTTCCTAGTGTCGCATTTAAAGAGAAGCAGTGGGCAGGCTCATGAGGACGGAGGCAAGATTTCATTGTCTGAACTCAGGGGTTCACAGGCTATAGCCCAGTTGTCCGACATTGTCATAGGCATGGAGCGAGACCAGCAGCATGAAAACGAAGAAATCAGGAACACAACAACTGTACGTGTCCTCAAGAATCGTTACACTGGTGAAACTGGTCCTGCTTGCTGGCTGTCTTATGATAGGTCTACCGGCAGACTGAGTGAGGTCGCTAATCCACACGTAGGGGATGACTTTTGATTTATCTTGACCTAGAGGCCAACGGCTTGACTCCTGACACCATTTGGTGCGTAGTGACACGTGAAAATGGGGCAAATGTAGTACATACCACCCCGGATACGCTGTCAGACGCACTGAGAGGCTCTGTGAGCGTCGTAGGGCATAACCTAATAGGATACGATATGCCTGTCCTAGAACGCCTCTGGGGCATCACAGTGGCTCCTGAGAGGGTCCTCGACACTTTGGTTTTATCACGCTTGTGCGAACCAAGTAAGTCAGGAGGACACTCTCTCAGAAACTGGGGAGAATGTTTAGGCTTCCCAAAAGGAGACCACACGGATTGGTCCCAGTTGTCACAGGAGATGATCGACTACTGCATCCGAGACGTTGAAGTAACAGAAGCAGTGCATCAGAAGTTGACGCAGGAAATGACTTGCTTTTCCCCAGTTAGCATAGAACTAGAGCATAAAGTGCAAGCCTCAGTTCAGCAGCAGGAGATAAACGGGTGGACTCTAGACCAGCCTCTGGCTAGAGACCTATGTGCAACATTTAAGGAGAGAATGAATGAAATCGAAGAAGACTTACAGCAGAAGTTTCCCCCGATTGTCCACGAGCGCTGGTCAGAGAAAACAGGGAAGCAGCTTAAAGACAAAGTTGAAGTTTTTAACGTCGGCTCTAGGCAGCAAATTGCGAAGAGGCTTTCGAGCCTTGGGGTTCGCTTCGACAAAGTCACGGAAAAAGGCAACCCGATAGTCGATGAATCAGTCCTAGAGACCATCGATCTTCCGGAAGCCAAGGTCGTCAGTGAGTACCTGATGCTACAAAAAAGATACGCGCAGGTTAACTCGTGGCTAGAACACGTGAAGGAAGACGGCAGGGTCCACGGACGTGTCATCAGCAACGGTGCAGTCACAGGACGTATGACGCATCAGTCGCCTAACATGGCTCAGGTTCCCGCAAGTCACAGCCCGTACGGACACGAGTGTCGTTCCTGCTGGACTGTGCCAGAAGGTAAGAAGCTAGTGGGTTTTGACGCTAGTGGTCTTGAGTTGCGTATGCTGGCTCATTACATGAAGGACGAGGACTACACCAATGAAATTATCAACGGAGATATCCACACGGCAAATCAACGACTTGCTGGACTTGAATCAAGAAATCAGGCAAAAACTTTCATCTATGCCCTCTTATACGGAGCAGGAGATGAAAAACTTGGGTCTGTGGCTGGAGGAGGTAGAACGACTGGCAAAAAACTTAGAGAATCTTTCCTTAATAATCTGCCATCATTCGCAGCTCTTAAGGACAGAGTATCAAATGCGTCTTCAAGAGGTTACCTCACTGGACTTGACGGTAGAAGACTCCAAGTCAGATCTGAACATTCCGCTTTGAACACGTTGTTGCAAGCAGCAGGGGCTATCGTAATGAAGAAAGCACTGGTGATTCTGGACGACTACGCGAAGCTATGGAAGTTAGACTACAAAATTATAGGGAATATACATGATGAAGTCCAGTCGGAAGTTGCAGAGAAAGACGCAGAGAAGTTCGGTTGGCTCGCAGTCGAGTGTCTCAAGGCGGCGGGTCTGGAGTTTAATCTCAGATGTCCGCTGGACGGAGAGTACAAAGTCGGAACAACGTGGGCAGATACCCACTAAGGAGTTGTGATATGAGAATTAAGAAACCAGAAAGCTATATGGAGAAGGACGGCAGGTTGTACTACATTGGAACCATGGACGGAAGCCCAAGGACTGCTGAAGCTCACCACAGGAAAAACAAAACCCGGATGTGGGTAAACGGGAAGTACATTAGTAAAGACCACCCTTTGCACAAACCGGGACGCTATAAGCACTTCGGGGAAGCAGCCTTTAGCAGTCTAGAGAAGGACAATAGAACTGTGAAAGGTCAGGTGTACGCCATCACCAACCCTAATTTCCCTGACTGGGTAAAGATAGGTATGGCTATTGACGCTGAGGACCGCTTAAACAACTACCAAACTTCTTCTCCTTTTCGAGATTATGTGTTACAATATAGGTATGACGTAAACGATCGTCGTCAGGCAGAATCACAGGCGCACACAGAGCTACAAAAGCTCTACGAACGCAGAGGGGAGTGGTTCAAATGCACACCGGAGCAGGCCAGAGTTGTCGTCTCCAGTACAGCGGAAGAGTACAAATGAAAAACACGTACAACCTAGTGAACGACATCTATAACCTAGTGTCTACCAAAGAGGTAGCCGAAGGAGTAGACATCGAGAGCTACATCGAGCTGTTCGGTGAGAACGTAAAGGACCTTATGCGTAAGGAGTTCACGGAGGTCCGAGACGACTCGCGTAAGCTGAGGATGTCGAACATTGGGCGCGATGAGCGTTTCCTGTGGAATGTGTACAACGACGTAGAAAAGGGGGAAGACATAACGCCTCCCACGTACGTCAAGTTCCTCTACGGGCACATCATTGAAGAACTGCTACTGTTCCTCACAAGAGCTGCTGGTCACAAGGTGACAGATGAGCAGAAGAAGTGTGAGGTCAAGGGCATCAAAGGGTCTATGGACTGTAGGATCGACGGGATTGTGACTGACGTGAAGTCTACTTCCGTCTTTGGGTTCAAGAAGTTCAAGGAAGGGACTCTGGCTTACGACGACCCCTTTGGGTACATAGGGCAGATCAAGGGCTACGCTCACTCAGAAGGTGAAACCAAGTTTGGCTGGCTGGCGATGGACAAACAGAATGGGCACCTGACGTACCTCCTGTACGACTCAGAGGATACACAAGCCCCTGTGTACGACCTAATATCTTATGATATAGAAGAAAGGATCGAACGCATAAAAAAGCTAGTGGAGCAGGAGGAACCACCCGAAGTATGCTACAAGCCTATCGCAGATGGAAAAAGTGGCAACCAGAAACTTGCTATCGGATGCTCCTACTGCTCTTACAAAAAACAGTGCTGGCCTGCCGTAAGAGGGTTCGCATATTCATCAGGTCCACGTTATTTAGTAGAGGTATTCAATGAGCCGAAGGTCCAAGAAATCGAAGTTTCGTAGTGTCTTTGAGGAAGAGACTGCAAAGGTACTGGAGGGCTTCGAGTACGAGCCTTATATGGTCCCTTACACCATCCACCGTAACTACAAGCCAGACTTTGTACACATGGCTAGTGACACGCTGGTAGAGTGTAAGGGGTTCTTCAGGGAAGGGGACACCCAGAAGTACAAAGCAGTCAGGGACAGCTTAGAGAGCTATCAGAGACTTGTGTTTGTTCTTATGGGTCCAAACAAGAAAGTCAGGAAGGGTGCTAAGATGACAATGGCTGAATGGTGTGAGAAGGATG